CTGCAATCGTTGGCGGTCACAGAAACAAACTAGAAGACAGTTCAATTATAGATCAAAATATAAAATTATACTATAATCTTTTAAATCACCAAACTAATTATAATAAATTTATAAATTTAGGATCTGGTGCTGAACTAACTCATTCGACTCCGTACGGTTTAAGCAAATTTATTATTAGTCAATCGATTAACGATAAACCAAATTTTTATAATTTAAGAATATTTGGAGTGTTCGATGAAAATGAATTAGATACCAGATTTATTAAATCAAATATTAAACGTTATATTAACAAAGAAACGATCCAAATATACGAAAATAAATTAATGGATTTTATTTATATGAAAGATTTGGTTACTTTAATAGAATATTATATTAATAATAATAATTTACCAAAAACTTTAGATTGTATATATTCAGGTCTGAAATTATATCTTTATAATATTGCTAAAATTATTAATACTTTAGATACATATGAAGTTCCGATATCAGTAGGAAATAATATATCTGGCTATGTAGGTCAATATTATCCTTTAGATGTAAATTTTATTGGATTAAAACGCGGAATAGAAGAAACGTATAATAAGTTAAAAGAAATGCTATGAATATAAAAATAATGTATCATATAATGCCATGGGAAATTGACTATGCATTACTTTCATTTATACAATTAAAAAAATCTAAGTATTTTTTATCAAATGAACATACAATAATTATTGATTCCGTTTTAAATTTATCTGACAAACTAATCGATTGGGAACAAACAAAACTTCCAAAAGATTTTTTTATACAAAAGTATGAAAATATTTCTATTTTATTGAATGATTATATTCATAATCCAAAAATTATTGAAGGAGATATTTTATACGGACATTTGGATTTACAAAAATCTGCTATGCATGAAACGGTAGATTATTATATAACAATTTGTCCAGATATGTATTTTCATGAACATTTATTAGAATATATCATACAAGCGGCGACTACAATAAAAAATGAATATTTCGTAATTACTCCGCAAATATGTAGAATGTGGGATGAAAGTTGGGAAATATTAACGCATCCCAAATTTGCAATTGGCCCGCATTATGGTTGGGAACACACCACCGATATATTTGATGTAGATTATTTTATTAAAACAACATCAGATCCGGTTAAATTAACACCAATTAATCAAGAAAAATGGGCAGGATGGTTCGATTTATATAGTAAATCATATTACGAAAAATTAGCACCAGTTCAAGAAGATTGGGTTGGGTATGGAGGATGGGATTATTATGGACTTGTAGTTAGTACAATTGCCAAACAACATGGATATGATTTTCAACAATATCGACTAGATAATCAAATTATATTTGAATATGGAACCGGACCGTTAGTTGGAAAAGAATTTTCTAGTTATTATAGAAATAATATCGTTAAGACTGATGTATCAGAACAACGAACTAATTTTAATCAAAATATTGATTTTTACATACAAAAAAGAATACAAGAATTATGAAAAATAACATATCATTATTAGTAGGATTAAAGAATAATTTAGACTACAACAAACATTTTTATGAAACAACTCGAGAACTTTATCCAGATACAGAATTATGTTTTGTAAGTTACGGATCAACAGATGGGACTCACGAATGGTTAGAAACATTAACGGATAATAATGTTAAGTATTTTTATTCGGATGAATCTAAAACATTTTCCGATACGTTTAATAAAGCTGCTGAATTAGCAACTAAAGATTATGTAGCATATTTGCATAACGATATCGTTTTAGCCCCGGGATTCATTGAAAATTTAGAAAAACATGTAAACTCTGAAAATATAGTGTCATATACCACAATAGAGCCGCCTATATTCGCAGATCATGAACGTCCTGGTAAATTGATATATGATTTAGGTACATCTATAGAGGCGTTCGATAAAGATGCTTTATATGAGTTTGTACAAATCAAACAAAAACAATATGCTGATAAAACCGAATCTGGTATTACGTTTTTTATGTGTATGCCTAGAATCAAGTTGTTAGAAATTGGAGGTATGGATAATTTATTCAATCCAATGTTTTGTGAAGATGATGATTTAATTTGTCGTTGGAAAATGTTAGGAATGAAATGTTTTACGGCATTGGATGCGATATGTTATCATTTTGTAAGTAAGACATCTAGATTTTCAGAAGAATATCAAACCAGAACTCAACAAATAGAATTGACATCCAATCGAAACTACGTTAGAAAATGGGGAATTAGATCCGAAGCTCCAAAATATAACATTGCATTCATAGTAAAAAATTGCACATCAGATGTATTAGAACTATTAGAACCGTGGTGTGATAGAATATATATTGAAGATAATATGCAGGTTATAACAACTCATTACATTGATCGAGAACAACCGAATACTAAATTCGATCTAACAAAACGAGTACTTCATACCGGCTACAATGATCCGCATGGTGAAAATGATATTGTAGTAGAATTTGATAAACTACAATTAACAAACCAGGATTTCATGTATATTCAACAATTAGCATCTATTATACAGGATTCAGGTGAAATTGGTGACTTTCAATTAGGCAATCTCAAAATATCTGTATATTCATTAGAAACATACGAAAAAAATCTTATTAATATAATCTAATACATATTTATTAAAAAGTTACTTTAAATTGAATAGGTTATTGTTTTAAACAAATAAAAACAAGGAAATGCTATGAGGTTTAATGAAATTTTTAAAAACTCAAACGATTACAATGAAAAAACAATCATTGGATTTATGTCTTTCGCAGTAATGACATTGGCAATGATAGTTGATTTAGTAACTGGTTACTTTGGTAATGAGTTGAAACTTAACGAATACATTTACAATTCATTTGTTATTGTTACTTTAGGTAGTTTGGGTATTGCAGGTTTAGAAAAATTTGCAGGTAAAAATAACAACAATCAAAATAATAACGAAGAAGAACTAGGTTAATTTAGTTGTCACTATCAAATTTAATTTTGACGTAAAACTGAAAGAATATTCGAATGAAAAACCTATCAAAAGAAGAGTTATTAAGCAGGATAGAAGCAATTAATAGGAGTAATGCTCTTATTTATTTCGATCTTAATGGTATCATATTAGGCGTTAATGACATTTTTTTGGAAGCAATGGGTTATGGTATAGGTAAACACGAAGATCTTATCGGTAAACACCATAGCATGTTTGTATGTGAAGATTACGCAAAGTCATATGAGTATGAAAAGTTTTGGGATATCTTAAGAAGTGGTAAGTATTATCAAGGTGAGTTTGAAAGACGAAGAAAAGATGGAAGTCTTATCAATCTTCAAGCAACTTATAACCCTATTTTTGATGAAGACAACAAGATTACCAAGATAATGAAAGTTGCTACTGACATTAGTGCAATTGTCAATAGCAAGAAACAGATAGATGCCATCAACAGAAGTACAGCTCTTATTAGTTTTAACATTGATGGATTTATAACAGATGCAAATTCTATATTCTTAGAAACCATGGGTTATAAAGCTAATGAAAAAGCTAAAGTCATTGGAAAACATCACAGCATTTTTGTTAGCTATGAGTATTCTAAATCTGATGACTATACTAAGTTTTGGGATAGTTTAAGAAAAGGTAAGTATTTTGATGGAATATTTGAAAGAAGAAAAGTAGATGGATCTACTGTTTATTTACAAGCATCTTACAATCCTGTTTTAGACAGTAAAGGAAATATCACTGATGTAGTTAAAATTGCAACCGATGTCACTGAGGCTGTAAACAATAAGAAGAAAATAGAGGAGCTTTCAAAGAATCTGCAAATAGAATTAACTAATTCTCAAAAGCTTAAGAATGCAATTGAGATAGAAAAAGATGCAGCACTAAATGACTTAGATGTCATGATGAAAAAAAGCCAAAGTGAGCTAATAAAAATAATTGTTAAAGTTGCATTAGCTGTTATAGTAGGAGTAGGAGTTGTAACAACAACATTATACTGGATGGCTATTATAACAAACCAAGACACACAAATAATAGGCTCTACATGGAGTAATATGTTTAGTGTATTATTAACAAATGCCTTTTCAATAGTTGGTACAATCATGGGTATCAAGTATGCTACACAAGAAGGCAGTAAAGAAAAAAAATAAAAAACATAGTAATAACAAAAAAAAAAAGAGTTAATTATGGTACTTAAAAGAGGTGACAACAACGAAGTTGTAAAGAAAATTCAAGTAGTATTAGGTGTAGATCCAGTAGGAAACTTTGGCCCTAAGACAGAAGAAGCAGTAAAAGCTTGGCAAACTAAGAATGGTTTAAAAGCAGATGGAGTAGTAGGACCTGCTACATTAGCTAAAATGGGAATAGTTGTAGAATCAAAAACTGCAGCAAAACCAGCTTCTAAAACAACTGCTGCTCCTAAATATACATTAGAGCAAGTTAAGAATGCAGTTATTGCAAAAGGATACAAATGGTTTGAAGGTAAAGATTATCTATTAAACATTGTAGGAGCTCGAAATTCCGACACAGGTCACAAAGTAACAAATTTGTTTGACGACCATATCACATTATCTTACACAGTTGGTGGTGAAGAAAAATTCCATTGCTGGCCAGCAACAACAGATCCTGGAACAAAGGGCGTTATGAAATATGGAAACAAAGCGGGTGTAGCACGATTAGTAGAAGGACAATATATTGATTCTCATATTATGCGATTACATGCTGGGAAATATGAAGCCTTAGGACAAAATAAAGCAGTTAAAGTATTCCGTGATCCGAACAAGGATATGACATATGATGAAAATAAAATTCAAGAAGGTGTATTTGGAATCAATATTCATAAAGCTGGTGCAGACTCAACATTTGTAGAGAATTGGTCAGAAGGATGCCAAGTATTTAAACGTTCTAAAGACTTCGAAGAGTTTATGGCAATTTGTCGTATAGCTCGTGCAGCAAACGGAAATAAATTTTCATACACATTAATTGAATCCAATGATATAAAATAATGAAATCAATCCCATTAGCAATATCACTTGTACTAACAACAACCATGACATTTATTAGTACATATTTTTACAATCTAACCTTAGATCACGTCGAACAATATTTGGCATTAATTGCTGTGGTATTGTTCGACGGGTTTTTTGGAATAGTTGCTGGCGTTAAACGAGAAGGCTTCCAAACATTTAAAGCACTAAAAGTATTGCGAACCACAGTAACATGGATTGTAATTTTAACAGTGTTATTGCTAGTGGAAAAAGGATTTCCTGGCACCGGTTGGTTAAGTGAAACAATATTGGTGCCATTTATTGTTTTTGAATTATTAAGTGCATTAAAAAATGCATCCATGGCTGGATTCATTCAAGCAGACCTTTTGAATCAAATTCTAGATAAATTTGATACACATAAAGGCGAACGATAATAATCGTATTAATATAATTTTGAATACATGTAATAAGTTCATATTATAGTATATGAATTATCGTTACATACTATTATCATTTTTACTATTTATTTTAGGTCAAATTATAGTTTGGATACAAGTTAATGGTCCATTAATTTGGCCATGGGCAAAAGAATGGCGATGGGCTTTAATGTTACTAGGAGTTCCTATCACGTGGTTGTTTATGGAAGCAACTAGTTATGTTGTGTATGGATTCGGTGGGTTATTTTGGCCCGGACGTTTTATTTCATTTTGTGCTGGTATATTCATATTCACACTAATGACATATATTTTTCGTGATGAGGCAATTAATGCAAAAACTGCAATATCTTTATTATTAGCATTTGCACTAATATTAGTACAGCTCTTTTGGAAAACGTGATATTTATTAATAAATACGATGTATCATGTCAAAATTTAAAGTAATAAATACAATTATACAGGAAGAAGTTGAATCTGTTCTTACGGAACAACTAATACAAGAACAAACTTCACCCAAATGGACTAAAGTTGATCAACTATTTCGATCGTCTGGTGAAACACCAGGAAACTTTTCTGGGTTAAGAACATATTCATTTGATGATCCTGAAATAGGCATGGTACAATTATTTAGTGATGGTACTGCATATATTCAATCATCAAACACCGAAACAACGTGGAACTATTCAGAAACCGGCGGTACACCTAAATTATCAGTTGATGGCAACGAATTAGAAGTAATTAAAGTTTCGTCGTTAAGAAAACAGAAACAAAGCAAACAAAAACAACAAGCAATTACAGCAAAACAAGCTCGCGACAAAGCTCCATCTACCATTGATACTATTCAAACTGCAATGGATTGGCTTGGATTGATTCCAGGATATGGTGATATAATAGATGCTGT